TTCTTAATAGCGTGAGCCATTGCTGGATTGGTTACATTAAACGCCTTCAGCACGTCATACACATCAACAAAAACACCTTCTTTAACTTCTCGCTGATACTTATTTTTATTGGCTTCTAGCTCTTCATAATGCCCACCATCATTGCCATTTTGAGGAATAACCTTCATTCTTTCTTCGCCTTCTTTCCATTTGTCGGATTTTTCTGGGCGCATAACTATCTTAAACCCGTTAGACTTATATTTACAAAAACTATAGCTAGTCACTTTTACAAACCTACTATCAACATAAGCCTCAGCCCCATCAGGCCAGTTGTTCAAATCTGTTAAATCTATGCTCATTTTATACTCCCTATGCGCTTTTGATGCGCTTCAATTATTGCTTTAGCTTCTTCTAGTGTTTTTACTTTTACGATTGGTGCGCAGTGGTAGCCAGTAATATTATTTGACTTAGCCAATGACCCCATTACAACTGCGCCAAAGAACATACCCATGACAAGTATTATTAATACAACCACCGCATAAAATAACTTATTCATTACTTATCACCCGCAGGAATAACATCAAACTTATCAATCATCTGATTAAGAAATTCTGCTATAGCGCCCATTTCACTGATTTTAAACTTTGAAGTATCTATTGAATTAATTACGATTTCCTTTATCGCCTCACGCTTCTTTTCTTCTTCTGTTTTTAGTGGGCGGAATCCTTTTGCTGATAATGCCACATACCCATGTTTTGTATTGTGCCCAGTGTAAACGTATTTAGATGTCATTTCGCATCGACCGCATGAGATTATTAAGACCTTTTCCCCGTTAAAGCATTTAAAATTCCCATCTTCGTATGGATAGCTAACAACACACTCCTCACCAATCTTGGGCATCCATTCATCAGCTTTAGGTTCTTCTGGTAGTTCGATTGCGTTTTGAAGCATCCCGTAAGAGCACTTTCTCCATGTCGCGCCTTGGAAGCAGCCAATGACGCTAACACTCTCATTATTATCATCCCGTTTAGCAAAGCCATTGACTAGCCAGTGAGTCGCACCGTCCGGCACCTTATGCCCTTTGTATTCTTTAACGTATTTTTTCATTTTCTAATCCTCTTTGTTTGATTTCTAAGTATTACTATAATAGAATTAAATCTAAATACAACCCAGTGAGAGAAATAAAATGGATAGAACAGAAATATTAGAAAGAATGGTTAATACTCAAGCACCTAAGCCGCCTATTTGCAGTAGTGCAAGAATGGCTGAAGCTGAACGCATTAGGTTAGAAGTTGAGGCGCACATTGCCAATGGTGGAAACTATCAAGTATTAGAAAGCACTGAGTCGCGCTCTATGACTGCTAAAGAACAAATGAATGCTAACTATAATAAGAGTGTAGAAGATGGAAAAGTAATGGATCCGCCTATCAACCCTAAAAAGTAAAACTAAGGCCCTGTGATGAGCAGGGCTTATTTATTAATCATCCCTCCGACATGGTTCTGGATTCTTATCAAAACGAACCGCCTTGATGGTTTTAATACCTTCGACCAGGCATTTAACAATCCGATGCCTGCCGTCCATTATCTCGCCGTCTTCATCCATGATAATCGGGTAACTTAAATCAGAATCGCTAACCGCTCGAATATAGGTTGCCATTTCGCGCAGCGTTACGTGCTCGTAATTGTGATAAAGATTCAAGTGATCCAATGGCACCTCCATCACGTCAAAATCTTTTGATAGATATATTAGGCGCTCAACACTCCAGTGATTTTTACCAAGCTGCGACATTTGTCCGTCTTTCGGACCTTGCCATTCTTCTATTAACATTAAAAATCATCCTTTGTTGCTGCGCGAATATGCAAGATAAAGTCATTGTCGCCTACGTACTCTAATAATAAGTTTAGCGCATCATAAGAGCCAGAAAGATTGCCATCATCATTGCTTTCACAGCCTATTAAAATACAGCCATTAGAGTGGCGGGCCCAAACACCACCGTGCAATTCAATAAGCGTGCGCCCTTCAACATCTTGCACTGAGTACCATTGATGCTTGCCAGTCTTATCACGCTTAACCAGATAAACGCCTTCTGGAATACAAGACACGTTCTTTTCGTTATTCGCCCATGCTCGCTCAAGTGTTGCCAGATCAATGTTTTTATCAAATAAAATACCGACCGTCTTGGTTGGTAAATAACTTCTAGCTAGCGTTAATACTTTCATGCTTCAATCTCCGATAGATATTTAGATGCTTCTTTTCTGTGATGCTGTGCAAGCTTGAAAAACTCGGCAGCTTCTGAGTAATTGACCTCCTGAATTGCCTTCATTTCTTTATTCCAAAAAGAAATAGCCATTTTTACTGAATTATCGTAAAACGCTTTATTAACTTCTTTCATGATGTCGCCTCCAATTTTTCAAGACCTGCCAGGCTCTCTATCATTATATCGCGCTGCTTATTGTAGTGCGCTTTTTTAGACTCATCTTTAGCTAGGAATGCCAGCTCTGTGTATTTAGCTATCATTTTCTTGTGGTACGGAATTGATATTTTTAAATCGATCATAATTTACCCATCATTTTATTAATCGCCTTATTAGCTATCTCAGCAGCATCATAGCGGTCTTCGTCGTTTACGCTATCCCAACTTACAGATGGATTAACTTTTTCATATTCTTTCGTTACTTCAATTACGCAATCATCTTGGCTTCCAATTACTGCGCCTTTCTTTGTCCATGGTTCGTTATTAGTTTTCATATGCAACCTTGTTTCGCCCCGTGGAAGCGGCGCGGTTGGTTAGTCTTCGTCGGAATTAAAGAAGCACGAGACAGAGCTGGCAGGCCTAAGATTCTCTAAAATTCCATCGTCATTAATGCTAATTATTACATAGTCGCCATACTCGTTATTAACGCAGTCAGGAACGTAGTTTTCAATGATTGAGGCAAGCTCGACACCTTCGCTATCAAGGAGATAATAACTGCCACCATCAGTTACTTTTTCATAGCATTCAAAACTTTCATTTTTAGGCCAGTCATCAATAATTCCAGTTTCAATATTATAAGTTATTGAAAACACTCCATTTTCGAGCATCGGCGTGTTTTCATTAAATACGCAATCTTCCTCATCCATATATTGAGGACTAAACTCAATGCGAACCTTTACCGCGTCGATTTCAACTTCTTTCATTACTGATAATTTCATAATCTTAATCTCTTAGTTGCTAGGCCGTTATGACCTAGCTGGTTTATTTAAAACGGTATCGAGTCATCAAAATCATCAAAACCATTAGATTTTTGAGGTACTTGCACCCCTACCTCTGGGGCTGGTTGAAATTTGGCTGAGGCCGAGGCTGCTGATTAGCATTATAAGCACCTTGAGGCTGATTATGCGGCGTCGGTGGTGGCTGGTTTGGATTATAGCCCTGCTGTGGTTGTTGCGGCGCATAGCCTTGTGGAGCTTGCACTGGCTGTCCGTGTTGTTGCTGTGGCTGTGCTGATTGATCACTATGAACAAAACCAAGTTTAGCATCTTGAATAACCAGTTTAGGCTTATATTGCCCAGTCTCGTCAATTTCCATCAAAATACCAGTTCCAGAAACTTCAATAATAGCTCCGGCAACTAATGCAGATTGATAGAAACCAATTTGAGCATCTTTGGCGAATAATGCAGCTTCGTAGTTCGTATACTCATTTTGCTTTGTTTTGAAATTGTAGTTCTTCTCACCAAGACTCACAAAGAACGTAGTTCCAGCCTGCCCTTGATGGCTTCTAGCATCTTGGTTTAGTTTGCATGTAATAGAATGACTCATATTATTTACTCTCTTCTATAGTTACGCCGTTCCAGATTATTCCGAACGACTCTTTTAAAGCGGCCTAGTTTGGCCATGATTTTTGTGATACCCAGAGCTTAACTCTGATGATTTTCTAATGCATACCGCCTCAAAGAAATCATTAAAACTCCCGAGAGATACCTGCTTCTTATCTTTGCTTATTGTTACTCTAAACTTTCCAGTTACCTTATCTAGACAAACCCCAGTAACGCCAGTCTTATTATTTTCATTCAATCTTCTGTTCTTGCAGTTTTCTGCGACACTTACATTCCTGATATTGGAGATAGCATTATTAAGACCATTGCCGTCTTGGTGATCTATTTTATCTGGCCATTCGCCATTAACAATTAGCCATATAACCCTATGCGATAGGTATAACTTACCTTTGAATTTAAACCTCCTATAAGATTTACCATCTCTTCCAATCTGAACGCAGCCAACTTCTGCTCCAACCTTGACTCTAGATGATGGACTAATTAGCCATCTTAAAATCCCAGTCTTACTATCGTATGAGAAAAACTTTCTAGCTGTAATCTTATTCATATGCAACCATAATCAAATGTATATATACATCTTATTATGACTATGTGAGCTAGTCAATATTTAATTCAACGCCTTCCCAGACAATATCGAATGACTCCTTAAGTATCCTCTTCATCTCATTAAGGAATACATAAATCTTTTCCTCCAGATTCTTAATGTATTCTTCATCTCTATAAATCCTCTTTATAAAAATTCGACCCTTCCCTTCTATTCTCGGATCGTAACTGACAAAATCAAACCACTCTCTGTTATTTACCCATAAATTTCCTTGCACCTGCGCCATGTGCTCCTTTGGCATTTCGCCAGACACAACCGTTGCAATATGATTTGCTGAGTTATACGGGCACTTAATTTCAAGCCCGCCATCATCACCAACGAACCCGTCAGGGCTTGCGCCAATAAGCTTGTCATCAGTCAAGCAAATACCCACACTTTCGACTTTTACGCCCTTCTCAAATGCGTATTCGTTCTGAGCGTTGATCTCATTATTAGAACCCCACTCAAGAGCTTTTCCACTTACTTCTTTTTGTTCGCCCGTTAGTATTTCAGCTATTAATTCTAACATATATGACTTTGCCGTTGCGCTGAATAACTCAGTTTTACTGCGCGGATTTGTCATAATATCTTTGAATCGACTAGCACTGACAAGGCCAAGGCGAAGCTTTAGCCACGCCTCGCTTCCTTGCTCAATATCCACCTTAATCATAGCTTAGACTCCAATTGCTTAATTGCAAAATCAGCTTGCTCTTTTGTTAGCTGTGCAAAATGACCGATATTAATACCGAGTCGAGAGTTAATAAACCCGCCAAACGTGTTTTCATCTGTGCCAGTTTCGACTAACAGCTCATTTATTTTAATGACTTGAGCACTATCGCAGTGATCAACTTTTTTTGATGATTCAACACGACCGTCTGAGTCTTCGTCAGCAGTAACGATGCCTAGAGCACCTAGCAAGCTATAACGGCGCAAATACGTTACAGTTGATCCAATTGCCTGTATTGATGATTTAGAACCTTGAGTGTCTGCCTTGCCAGTCATTTCTAGTTTTTCGCTGTGCCCGTCAATGTGCGAAGTTATGCAGCAAACCGTTATGGAATCGCCATCCTGTGACTGCTCAAACCGATAAGACAGGCCGCACTTGAATAATAAATCTTTGATTTGAGCGACAATATCGCCTAGTGGAGCATATTTGTAGTTGTGCCCCTGTTTTTTCGCAACGATCGCAGGGCAATTAGCCTGAAACATGCTCAGGGCTGACAAAAACCCAGACTTAGCATTCTTAGCATCGTAACGCTCTTGTAGCTGCATTAATCGCTCAAGCTTATCAATATCAGCGCCTTGCGTGATTGCCATTTCTATCAAGCCTTGTGCGCTTGCTTTAGTTGTCACAACGCTAGACTCTGGCTCTTTTGTAATTACATCCTGATTACTCATCGTATTTCCCCTTATAGCTGCGAGCTGCTTCTTCTGCTAGCTCTTGTGTTTTATCATCAATCATTTGTGCGAATTTGCGTGATAATGGAGTATGAATTGATAAACAACTAAGTAATTCATTAACCTTGTCGCTATCATCCTCAATCAATTCAAGTATTACATGCGTAGAATCTAATTGATCATTATCGTATCGAACTACATCGCCAAGATTAACGCGCTCTGCAATTTTATCTACGTGCTCACCGAAATCTAAGCATCTATATGCTAACTCTTCTACTGTATAAATCTCGTTCATTTCTCTGCCTCTTCGTTAATTTATAAGCTCATCTTAGTAGAATAAAATCTCGTTGTCTATAGATTTAATTCAATTAAATAGCTTTATTTTATTTGCATTGTGTAATAGTATCTATCCATCAATAACAGGAAATATAAAAATGAACTTAAAAGACGAATTGCAGCCATTACTTAATATGAAGCCGTACAAAGACAAGACTATTGCAGAAGTTGAGCGTATTGCCGGGCTTGGTAATGGGACACTACATCATGCGTTTAAATCAAATAGTATTCGCACTGGCTTGCTTGAAAAATTAGCAGAGCCGACCGGCAAGAAGCTATCACTTATATTTAAGAGGGTTAAGTAATGACTACTAGACAACAAACACAAGACGCATACCACGATGGTCGTGTAGCAAGAATGAAGAATCGTCCAAAATCATCATGCCCTTTTGATAATTCATCATTTGAATTAAAACACTGGTGGCTAGCAGGCTATAACGACAAAGATATGGAGCTGGCAGAATGAGCCTAAACAACCTAAACACGTACCAAAAACCAGCAATCTCAATGGCTGAAATGTGCTTGAAACGACTAGAAGATGGTGAGCCATGCTGCGAAATAACCATCAGAGCTACTGATAAGCGCTCACGTGCTTGGTTTAATTTAGAAGGCAAACAGCTTAATGATCTTGAAATGTGCAAGCTGACTGGCATGAGTAGAAACTCACTACTAGGCTTATTCAGAAGATACAAAGGCGATTGCGAGAAGATCATAAAAAACCACGGATACGGATTAAAAAACGCAGGCGGTCGAAGCTGCTCAAAATACAAGACCCGTGACGGTAAGAAGATCAGCAAGGAAAAACTAGCAAAATTAATTAAGATTAGTCGAGCCAAGATTGGTGACGCTTTCGCCAGGGCTGAATATGATTATATTGAAGCTTACAAAATACTAGATAAGAAGGTTTAAGATTATGATTAACGCAGAATTTCTAGCAAGCTGTTCAGATGAGCAGATTAACAAGGGTGTTGCTTGGCGCATCGTGGAAGATAAAAACATATCAATGAGACTATCGAGCGAAAAGTACAGTTTTGCCGCTTCATTTGTGCGGAGTAAATGCAATAGAATATTTACTGTTAAAAGTAAATACTGCAGCAACCCTAACGACATTATGCCGATAGCTTTTGCTAACTTGTTTAGTATTTGCCCCATATTCAGGAATAGCGATACCTATCGAGTAGAGAGCCGCTGCGGGATATACACATTCAACACAAACCCTTACCGCGCTATTTGTGAGGTCTACATACTAATGAGTGTTAATAAGTAATTAAGTCGCCCGCTACTATTCAGCTATCGGGCTTGTCGGGTAAGTGCAGAAGCACAACCTATTATACCCTAATTAATTATTTTTGTTTATTTTGATTTATTTACACATAAACGGTTTACATTATTTAAATGATGCACTAATATCTATTCATCAACTAACAACGCAGAGAAAAAGATTATGACTACATTAATAAACGAATCACTTAATCACGACATTAGATTTATTAGAGTTCGAGGTTCTGACTCAAAACTTCATAAGAAATGGTATATACGAGATCTGACCCTTCAAAAAGACCTTCCCTACACCTTTGACTCTGAGCAAGACGCCATTAAAAAGAGTCGCAAATTAGACAGAATTAAATAACAAAAGCCCTTCGTGGCTAAGGAACAAAAATGAAATCAGAATCACACGTAACTAGATCAGTAAGAACAGCGAATAAGTCAAGCACTGCCATCATGAATGACCGCAAGCGAGATGCAGGGCTTCGTAACATATCGATGTGGATTGTAGACGTTCGCAATACTGAGCTTGAAGAATCATTCAACAAAGAACTAAAAGAGCTTAGAGAGCGCATTGATGGGCTTTCTGAGCACTACCAGGGCAAGTTAAACGAGATTAAGGGGGATTTATGAATATTTTAAGTTTATTTGACGGCATGTCATGCGGAAGAATCGCAGCAGAGCGAGCTGGTCTTGATGTAGATAACTATTACGCCAGCGAGCTAGACAAGTACGCCATAACAGTAACTCAAGCGAATTGGCCTAATACAGTGCAGCTAGGCGATGTAACTAAGTGGCGAGAATGGGATATTGACTGGGCGAGCATTGATTTATTAATAGGGGGATCACCTTGTCAGGGTTTTAGCTTTGCGGGCAAGCAACTTGCATTTGACGATCCACGATCAAAACTGTTTTTTGTTTATGTTGATATTTTAAATCACATCCGCTCACTGAATCCTGATGTTAAATTCCTATTGGAAAACGTCAGAATGAAAAAGGAATTTCTTGATGTGATTACGGAATCCCTGTTTTTCGCAATGCACAATAAATCAGATTGGGTTGCGGTTGAATAAATACTGGTACGGGTTTATAATAAATGGAGCTAAACAAATAGGGGGCAATATGATTTTAAGTAAAACCGTAATGGTGACCGTATCAGGAAGAAATAAACCACATTTTGAAGCAAAAGGCTACAACCTGCCTTATTCGAAGGACTCTAGAGGCAGGGTTGGCGTGCCCAAAGGCTCAAAGATGGAGGTTGGCGTGTTCGACCTCCCTCCATCCTCTAATATTAAAATAGAGTACAAGTGTGACGATTGCGGAGTGATAAAAAGTGTTGGCGCTCACACTTTGTTTTATAGGGAGAATAGTCAGTATCAAAAAACAGGAGAAACACTTTGCAGTAAATGTGCAAATAAGAGGATGAGCGGTGAGGTGAACGGTCAATACAAACATGGAAATAGTAGATATTGCGAGTATAGGTATAACGCAAACAAGAGAGGGTTTGATTTTGATATTTCCATAGATGAGTTCGAGTCAATTACTACAACTGAGTGTCATTATTGTGGCGGATTCTCATCTGAGTGGGATGAAAGAAGTAGAGGAAATGGGATTGACAGAAAGGATAGTAGTATCGGATATATTATTGAGAACTGTGTGCCATGCTGCTCAAAATGTAATTTCGTTAAAAACTCAATGCCTTACGAAGATTTTATCAACTACATAAAAAGAATTGCTGAGAGGTTTTGATATGAAATTTAAAAATAAAAAAACAGGAGAGGTGATTGATTTCTCACCCACCCTAGTAAATTCTTCGTTAGTTTCGGCACAAAATAGGCAGCGGTTTTACTGGGCAAATTGGGAGTTTGGCCAGCCTGAAGATAAAGGAATTATGCTTGCAGATGTTTTGGAGTGTCGCGGGACTTTGATAAACCCTGCCGCCATAGTTGGGCGCAAGCTAGATGAAAGCGGAAATCGTAACGACTCGATAGATTCTAAACCAGTGCAATGTTTAGAAGTGCTGCCACATGGTAAAAGCCGGTGCTTATCAACCGTGGCTAAAGACTCGGTTGTTTCACCGCTTGTGCCAGGACGCTATCCATTAAACAAACCAATTAGGGTTGGCGAAATAAAAGGAGGTGGGCAGGGTAATCGGATTTATTCAGAGCTTGGGAAGTCCATCTCAATAGGTGCGCAATCTGGCGGGGCTGCTGGGACGGGGAATCTGTTGGTTGGAGACAAAGAGCATTACAGAAAACTAACCCCAATAGAATGCGAAGCATTGCAAACAGTGCCACGAGATTACACAAACCATGTCAGCAGCACTCAAAGATACAAAATGCTTGGCAACGGCTGGACGGTTGACGTGATAACCCACATATTTAAATCGATAGAGATTAAAAACAATGAAGCCAAAAAATAGCTGGCTACGCGTTGACTTCCCGCGCAAGATTCACAATGAGATCAAGCTAATATCTCAAGTAACTGGCCTTAGCTTCTGCGCTGTAGCTGTCAAAGCCATGCGGCTTGGACTTAAAGAAATAATGAAAGAGGAATTAAGGTGAAGGACTTAATAGTTAGCTTTTCCGGTGGTCGGACGTCTGCATATATGGCCAGATGGCTTCAATTAAATAAATCAACTGAATACAATCTAAGATTTGTATTTATGAATACCGGTGCTGAGGATGAAAGAACATTAGAATTTGTTAACCGATGCGACAAGGAATTTAAGCTAAATCTTGCTTGGCTTGAGGCTGACATTATTCACGGCGAGCGAACAGGTACAAAGTATAAAATCGTGAATTTTGAATCCGCTGCACGCAATTCAGAGCCATTCTATGAAATGGTTAAAAAATACGGCATTCCTAATCAGTCATATCCGCATTGCAATCGAGAACTAAAGCTAGCCCCATTCAACGCATGGATGAAAGATAACGGCTTGATCGATGCCTATCGCGCTATCGGCATTCGTATCGATGAAATTGATCGCATGGCTGCAAACATGGACGAGATGAAAATTATCTACCCATTAATTAAATGGAATCCTAGCAGAAAAGGCGATGTACTTGGATGGTGGTCGCGCCAGTCGTTCGACTTAGAAGTACCAGAGCATTACGGTAATTGCGTAACGTGCTGGAAGAAGTCAGATAGAAAGCTGCTTACAATAGCGCACGAAGCGCCGCATCTATTTACCAACTTCGACAACATGGAAATAATAGCTAGAGATACTGGGAGCAATGCCGATAACAATAAGGGCAACTTCTTTAGAAAGAACAGAAGCACGAAAGAAATGATAAGCGAATCAATTTTAGATTTTAATAAATTTCACGATAGATATTATGAGCAGCACAGCGATCAGTCAAACGGATGCTCTGATAGCTGTGATTTATTTAGCTAACCACAGCCTCTTAATTGAGGCTTTTTTTTGTGTGTGATTTAATAAAGTGGTTGCACTTAGTATTCAATATGGTATCTTGTAAATCCAATCAATAAACGAGCAATTAAAATGCAAGCAACAACGATTAGAATTCCAGCGGGATTAATTGAGAGATTAAGAAAGGCCGCCAAGGAAGATGGCAGAAGCATGAATAATCTAATAAACAAGGCTCTAGCTGACTTTGTTAAGGTAGGAAACCCGACAGGCCGAGCCTATGCCGACCCATCACATAAGCCATTTCCGATAAGCGATAATAGTGAGGCTGTCACCGATGAGCAAAAAGAAATTAATAGGGAGATTATGCGTAAAATAAAATCCACAATGTAAAAAAACACCCTTGCTCGAACAAGGGCTTAACTAAGACAACTAGGTTTATTATAACCTAAGGAAGTGACTTATAAAATGGTTCAAGCATGATTCTGCTGCACACATTGATGCACGCATAAAGAAGGTCAAACACAAGTATGGAATAGTCGGTTATGGGCTGTATTGGTACTGTATAGAGCTAATTGCACTCGATATCGGTGCAAAAAACATCACTTTTGCACTCGAAGAAGATGCAGAAACGATTGCAATGGAGTGGAACCTTGACCAATTAAAGGTGCAAGATATGATGCTTTATATGGTTGAGTTAGGTCTTTTTGAAAAGGATGCACTGGGTCGCGTAACATGCTTGAAGCTCGCTAAACGACTGGATGATACCAATAGCAAGAACCCTGAAATACAGAAGGTTTTATGTGAATTAAAAAAATCTCAAGAAGTGCAAATTGCACCTACTCCGACAAACTCCGAGAATGTCGTGTCAGATAAGCTTAGCTTAGATAAGATTAACTTAGATAATAATAAAGAGACTTGTGCAACTGCGTTGCCCGTTGTTGATCAGGTAGAAGTTTCTTTTGATCAATTTTGGAATGCAGGGATGAGAAAGGTTAATAAGAAAAAAGCCTTATCAGCATATAAATCTCAATTCAAAGCTAACAAAAAGAATCTTGATAAGGTTAATCCAGAATTACACTTTGCTAACCACTTGATTATGGATATTAAAAAACGCCTTGATCTTGGGCAGCTTGGCTTTGCTGAAATGCACCCAACGACATACCTAAACGGTGAACGCTGGAATGATGACTATCCTGAAAAACGCACTAACTCAGATTTTATTGATCAACAATCTGTTTCAAACTGGGCCGAAGGTCTAGAAAATGAATTTCATGGGGTGAATAAGTAATGAATAACAACAACGGCATGATAAACATATCTTCAATGGTGCATCAGGTTGCACAGCAAGCCCGTGACGGTGATTTTCAGCAACATTCGGGAGTTTATACAGCTCAAGAGTTTGTAGACCGTGTGTGTGCTAAATTACGCGCTATAACGAAAGGTTATTCTAAGAAGCTAGGTAGTGCTCATGGCGAAATGGAATTTAAGCGGCAACTGGCCTTGGCATTAGCTGAGAATGATTTAACAACTGACGAGGCCATAGAGCCAGCGCTAAACTATTATCGCGGCAAAGATGAGTGGATGCCAACGCCTGCGCAATTTGTCGGCGCTTGTAAAACTCGACATGTTGATGGATGCCCAACGGCTAAGCAGGCTTATCTTGAATACGTACTGAATTATGCAAAACCTAACCACAAATGGTCGCATGAAATTGTTCGTGCAACTGTTCGCATTAGCAAGCAAGGCTATGAGATTAAATCATTACCTGAAGAAAAGGCTTTTTTGATCTATGAACGAGCCTATCAAATTCTAATGGATCGAATCTTGAAAGGTGAGCCAATAGACACGCCAATACCAAAAGCACTGCCTACGGAAGCCTCAAGCCGTCAGATGCAGCCTAAAGAGAATGTTAGCCAACTAGCAGCAATGCGAGCGAGTTTAAATATATGAATCTAGCTAATAGTCTTTTGGAAAAATCAAAACCCATTAATCCAAAGAAACCGGATGGCCGAGTGACAAACCAGTACGGGGTAGTTTTCTTTATGAATGACGGCACCAGATCAACAGCTAAGAAGCTTTCTGAATTTTACGGAGTTGGAATAAACCTGGTTAAGAAGGTTTATAAAGAGAATAACAAGGATTTTAAATTATCAAATAAAGCTATTGAAGATTACGTATTAAAAATAAATACTAAATAAATGTATTTTATTTTGATAAAACACTTGCAAAGGTCGTGTATTTTGATATTATAACTACATCGAAACAAAACAACGAAAGAGAGAAGATTATGTACCAACCAGCAATTAGCAAGGATTCAGAAGGTTTGTTTTACGCTTTGGTAGTTCGTAAGGATGAAGATGGAGAGCGTTTTGTTTGCCGCTCGTACGCTGGTCGTTATTTTAAAACAGAGAAAGCAGCTATCAGATCAACAGAAAAGCATATTGCAAAAATGAATGAGTGTTAGTCAATGACAACAGCAAAAACAGTAAAGGAGGCAGGGCTTAAAAGCCTTGCTCAAGTTTCAGAAATGACGGGTCAGAGTCGACAGCTTTTAGATGCTTGGCATAAAGAGCGGCCTGCTTTGTTTAAGATTGTTTTACTAGGTTGCTTATCATTAAGAGAAGCACACAAGCAGCAAGGAGAGAGTGATGAGTAATGCAGATATTAAGATGAGTGATGTGTTTGATTTGCCAATTTTTAATAATTCGCACACGTATGAAAGTGGTGAATCTATAAGTATTATCTCTGACAACTATTGCAATGAGATAGTTTCAAGTGATGCTGATTTAACAAAGAAAGAGGCGGATTATGTTTGCGAAGCTGTAAACTCACACGACGCACTAATAGAGCAGAATAAAGCGCTGATAGAAGCACTTGAGCACATAAAGAAGCATCAAGAAACTGTGGTTGTTGGTATGCCACAACTATCCGCGACTTGGCAAATAGCAGCTAGAGCACTGGAGCGGCTCTAATGGATGAGTTTATAGAAATTCCAGCGAACAAAAACTCACTAAGCAAAAGAAGGCCTGTTTATTCCATTGGGATTAATGATGCGGATTATCTAAAATGCGGCCAGTTGGTCATTAGTCGAGAAATGAAATTGAGGGGAAAGGTATGAGTGAGTGGAAAAGAATATCTAAGCAAGGGCCGCCCAATAAGGGTGATGACGTTCAAGTATACTGTGAAGATACTGGCGAGCAATTTGTTGCATTTTTTATGTCGCCAGGTAGATATCAGTATGCGCAAAAAGGCGGAGTTACATTTATATGCAATCCAAGCCATTGGATGCCACTGCCTGAGCCTCCTAAGTAACCAAATAAGTCTATAAAACTAAGCGCTTTTGTGTCTATTAAGCGCTTGGGGTTTGTGTAAATGTTATTGCAAGTTGGAAACTATGCTAATTTGCATAGTTAAATTATATCTCAGATGCCGAGATTACGGTATCGACACTTGCAGCGGTTTACTATTATAATGTATCTGCGGATAGGGGTTGCTCCCGAATTCTGGCTTCAGTAACCAGCCTCCGCTTTAATCTTACTGATAATTCTTACTGAGGAATTGCACTTGAATACTTTTATTGAAGTTCCAGCAACAAAACAATCTTTCGCGCAAAGAAAACTAGTTTATGGATTCGGCATAAATGACGCGCAGTATTTTACCCAAAGAAAAATTAATGGCGTTAGGTTGATGTGCCCATATTATCAAAAATGGGTGGCGATGATTGAGAGGTGCTACTCCGAGAGGCTGCATAAAACTAGGCCGACATATATTGGGTGTAGCGTTTGTGATGAATGGAGGGTTTTTAGTAATTTTAAAATATGGCTGTCATCCAAGGAGTGGCAAGGAATGGACCTTGATAAAGATCTACTATTCCCTGGAAATAAAATATACTCCCCAGAGTTTTGCATACTCATCCCTGCAAGTATAAACACACTGCTAATTGACTGCGGTTCAAATAAAGGTAATTACCCTACTGGGGTTTCATTTCATAAAAGTTCTGGAAAGTATAGTGCTTACTGCCGCACAGAAGGTGATCAAAACTGGCTTGGGTTGTTTAAAACCCCAGAGCTGGCAAGTCTCGCTTACAGAGAGTTTAAGTCTAAACATATAATAAGCATTGCCGATAGGTATAAATCAAATCATCAGGTCTACAAGGCGCTAATTATCGCATCCATGCTATGATAGAGATTGGCATGGATTATCAGAAGCGAAAGAGTGAGCTAGCTAAGATATACACTCAGCGCCACGCACGAGGCTTAATTGATGAAGTTAAGCGTCTGGAATACTAATACATGAATTATTGGAGTGTTAATAATGAATATAGACTGGTTTTATATAATATTGTTTCTTTGGGTCATTGGGTGGGTTTCTCAAATAGCGTCGATTGATGCAACTATTTCTAAGTATTCTGTAAAGGAGCCATACAGAGGGGCTTTTATTGCTGCAAAGGTGGTTTTATTTTTTTCTTGGCCTTATTGGATGTTTTACAAGTAGTCGTAATTTGTCCTAAATAATCATAGCTATTTAGATTTAATTCTATTATAGTTTAATTCAACTACAGGAGAGCAGCATGATTGAATTCGATTACTTTACAGGATATGACTTACTAAAGTCTTTAGTTTTCATGGGGTTAGCTGGTTTTTCTGTTTTGAATTGGTAGTTTCATAAAAGGAGGTGATAATCTCAACAGGCTGTAGACTCAGCTCCGCTAAACCGCTGTTAAGCGTGATAAGGCTTTTATTAATTAAGAGGTGGTTATGATCGATAAACTAATAGACAGCTTGTCACACAAAAACAGAATGCGATTATTGGCGCTTATGGCGTATGTAGCAATATGCTCTCCTATGTTGCTGGTAGTTGGTGTTGTGGTCTGGCTGTGGAATTAATCGTTAATAGTGAAAAGTCACTAGAGGAGGCCATTACTGAGCTTAGAGAGCAGTTTAACGAAAAGAAGTATGTGAAAGTTAAGCTAAGCCACGGGAGGCAAAGGTCGCTATCTCAAAACTCAGCAGCTCATTTGTTTTTCAGAAATTTAAGTGATTCTCTGAATGATGC